CGAACTCACAACCATCAAGTTCACCGAACCAAACGGCAAAATAAAGATCGAGAGCAAGAAGGAGATGAAATCACGTGGCCTGGAATCACCCAACCGCTTTGACGCGCTTGCTCTCACCGAATACTACACCGGGGAGCACTTACGCCGCATGACCACAACGCGCATAGACCCTTTATGGAAGCGTCGTGGTGAACCTGTAAGCTGGAAGACCGTCTAATATGGCTGGCTCCTACAACGCGCTCGAAGATCCCAAAAAGAAGCTCTCCAAGAAGGAAGAGAAGGAGATCCTCGAACTTTTACAAGACTACTGGCAGGAAGCGCTCGACGATCAGGCATGGAAAGAAGCACGCGACGAGATGATCCAGTGCTTCGACTACAAGGAAAACCGCCAATGGACCGACCAGGAGCTAAAGGACCTCAAGCAGCGCGGGCAACCGCCAACGGTCAACAACCAAGTGAAGGTGACAGTCGACCGTATTGTGGGACAGTTTGTCCAGATGAAGACGAAAACAATCTTCAAGCCCCGCAATGGTGTGGTCGACTCGCCGGTTGCCGACACCATGTCCGACATTTACAACTACATCCGACAATGTTCGGGACTGGAGTTCGAGGAACGCGATGTTGTTGAAGATGGAGCAACTGGTGGCTTCGGTGTGTTCGAAGTTTGCTTGGAAGATGACGGTCCTCTTGGCAAAGAGGTCAAGGTCAAGGCTGAGGACTGCTTTAACGTCATACCTGATCCGCGTCATCGTCGGTATGATTGGAACGAAGATGCGCGCTATATTTGCCGCTACAAGTGGGTGGACCGCAAATACGCCAAACAACTCTATCCTAATAAGAAGCGTCAAGTTGAGTCCTTGTTCTCTGACAATGCTCAAGGCCAACTCGCAAGTGTCGATGAGTTGCGTGGCGAAGCGTTCGTCGACTATAAGCGCGATCGCATCCGCTTGGTCGAGGTTGAGTACAAGAAGCGCAAGACTGTTAAGAAGTATGTTTTTGGCGACGGTAAGGTTTTTGACGAGGCGGACGTAGACGACAAGTTGCTGGCCTACGCGGAGGAAGCTGGCCAAGGCTACGAGACCAAAGACCAGGCCGAGGAGCAAATCTGCGTTGGGGTGTTCTGCGATGGCGTCCTCTTCGAACATGGTGTTTCGAAGCGCAAGCGTTACAAGTTCGTCCCATACTACGTCAATCGCAAGAAGTCGGGCGCTCCTTACAGCATGATCACAACCGCCATTCCTATCCAGGATGCGATCAACAAACGCGAGTCCAAGGCGCTAAGCCTCCTCACGCTCAATCAGTCTATGTTTGAGAAGGGTGCAGTCGACTCGATTTCAGACCTTAAAGTGCAGATGGCCCAACCAGACGGCGCTATTGAGATCAATGAAGGCTTCTTCGAGCGGTTCAAGGTTGAAAAAAACCTCGAACTAGCACAGAGCCAACATGCCATGCATATGGCGTCCAAGATGGACTTCCGCCAAGTTACGGGCGTCAACCCCGATGCGATGGGCGAGAAATCCGAAGTGCGTTCTGGCGTGGGTATCCAGCGCAAGGTGGCCATGACCGGCCTCATCGTTGCACCCATTTTCGACAACTTCAAGCGCACGCGGGAGGCCCTGGCTAAGACAATCCATGATGCGGTGGTTGTGGGTTACACACCTGGCAAAATCATGACGATCACGGACAATCCTGAGTCGACACGCCAGGTGGCCTTGGACGAGCAGTCGTTGGAAGCGGTCAAGCAGGCCAAATACGACATCATCGTGTCTGAGATCGAAGACCTCGACACCATCAACGAGCAGCAGCAAGAGATGATCATGCGCAACTTGCCGGCCATCTTGCAGTATGGGCCGGGTTGGGGCGAGGTCTTGTTCGACATGTCGTCCATCCGCAACAAGGACGAGATCAAGGCCAAAATCGCCAAGATCATGGAGCAGAACAAGACGCCCAATGCGCCCAAGATGTCGCTGAGCGTGCAGATGGAGACCTTGGCGCCCGTAGAACGCGCCTTCTTTTACCAGCAGATGGGCGCTCCACCCGAATTCATCGAGCAAATGATGCAGCAGGCGCCACCTCCGTCGCAGGTGCTGCAAGCGCAAGCCCAGTTGGCCGACAACCAGATGAATATGCAAACTGAGGTCGTGCGGCAGCAGGGACAGGCGCAATCTGAGGCCCTCAAGCAGCAAACTGAGTCACAAAAGGCTCAAACGGCTCAAGTTAAGGCACAGGTTGACGTGCAGAAGGCTGGCATGGACCTCCAAAAGTCGCAGGCCGACCTTGACGTGCAACGGCAGAAGTCGCAGCTCGATTTGCAGACCCAAGCTGCCAAAAGCACGATGGAAATCCAGAAGGCGCGCATGATGCCAGACAAAGGGAGCAGCAAAGATGGCTCGAAAAGAAGTTAGGATCAGCCATGAGAAGCTACGTGATCCTCAGCGCATCACTCGTGTGGTTGATGATGCGTTTAAAGAGAAGGGCCTCGACATTCACCGTCACGAGGCCGATACCGAAGATGACCACACTACCAGAGAGCGCGTCTACAAGATCAAGAGTGTAAAATTTTTCGGTCCCTGGTCCCATCGGGGCTAGGCGCTACAACAGAAACCCCTGCTTCCCCTCTTAGCCGTGGGGCGCGGGGCCACAACCGGCTTCCTGCCTTCGGGCAGCGCCAGAAAGCATAGGAACGGCGATGTCAGACCAAGATAAGGGCAAAATCGAGGATACGGGACTAGGTCTCGGTGACTTCCTCTCCAGGGGCGCTTCAAAAGATGCCTCCCCCGCAATGGAGCCGAAGGAAGACGCCAAGCCAGCTGTCGAAGTTAAAGACGACAGCAAGCCGGAAGCGAAGCCAGCGAAAGAGGCTGTGCAGAAAGCCGAGTCGAAGGACAAGCCGTCTGAGGACGGCAAACCGGCAGCTTCACCGACCGCCAGCCCTACCCCTGATGCCGGAAAACAAACCGGTCCCAACTGGGATGACGACACGAACCCGTGGAAGAAGAAAGCCACCGAGAACGAGAAGCGTTACCGCGATACACATCGCGGGTGGAACGAACTTCACCAGCAGAACCAGCAAATGCAGCAGCAGATGCAGGTTTTGCAGGCAAAACTCGATGGTACATACGACCCTGCGATCCATGAACCGCCTCCCCTAGACCCGCATGCAGTGCGAACCTGGGGCGCAGTTGAGGGACGTGCGGAAACTTCCTATGAGGCAAGCGTGATGCAACACGGTCAGCAAACCGTGGACGAAACGCTCGCCCGCTACAAGGAAATATTCGCGCAGGACCTGGAGACGCAAAACCGCGTGCTGCAAAGCAAGCATCCCGTCGCAACAGCGATGGAAGCGGTGAAGGCGTATGACCTCTTCGCAAAATACCAAACGACCGATCCCGCGCAACTCGTAGCGCGAATCGAGAAAGAACTACGTGAGAAGCTAGTCCCTGAAATCGAGGCAAGCACGCAGAAAAAGCTGCTAAAGGGGCTGTCTTCCAGCAACTCAGAGCCTAAAGGGCTGTCTGGCGTGGCTGGTGGGTCTGGTGCGGGTGACAAAGATGTCTCCCGCGATAACAAGGGCCGTCATAAAGCGCTAGGGAGCATCTTTCCAGGCTAAAAGGTAATATTAACATGGCATATATTGAGGTATTAGAAAGCAACGACCTCACCGCCGAACAGTGGGACGCTATGCTGTTCGAGGAGTACGTTGGCCAAATGTGGTGGAAGAACGTCATGGGCGAAAGTGGCGACTCCATCATCCAGGTCAACGAGGACCTCACCAGTTCAGCTGGTTCCGCTATCAACATCCCGATGAGGGGGTTGATGCAGGGTGGTAAGGTTGTCGGAAACGCGACCGGTCTCGGCAACGAAGGCACGGTCCCTCTCTTCAACTTTCGTGTGGTTGTCGACAATGTACGGCATCTCGTGAAAGTTCAAGACATCCCGATGACGCAGCAACGGACGGCTTTCAACACGCTAAAAGCGGCCAAGGACGCGCTGAACGAAAAGAACGCTTTGGATCTCGACGATGGGATCACGGAAGCGATGTCGGATGTGACCACGGGCCGCATCCAGGGCCGCTATCTGTACGGTGCGCTGGACAGCAACTATAATGCGACCCATGCGACCGCACTTGGCAACATCGACAACACCGACGATCAGCTGACCCTCAGCATGATCAACTTGGCCAAACGTAAAGCCCGCAGCATCGGCTCGAACGTGGGCGAGGCCAAGATCCGTCCCATGCGCATCAAGAACGGCAAGAACTTCGAGGAATGGTACATGTTTGTTGGGCATGATCTCAGCATCCGTGACCTGACCGTGAACGATGCAGTTTTCACGAATGCGCACTTGCTCTTGCCTCCGCAGAGCAACAGCGGGTCGCCTCTCTTCACGGGGTCGGCCTTCAAAGGTAGCTTCAACGGCGTGATGATCTATGAGTACGAACGTATTCAGTTGATCAGCTCCACGATCCAGGTTTCTCATAACCTGCTCTTGGGCGCGCAGGCCGGCGTGGTTGCTTGGGCACAACGCCCGAAGTTCGGTGAAGAGTTCACCGATCTCAAACACAACGTCACCTACGAGACCCACGAAATTCGTGGTATCAAGAAAGTGGCTTACAACCGTGACACCGTCGAGGATAATGGCGTCGTCCATGTCTTCGCAGCGGCTGTCTCGGATCAGTAGGAGTAAACGGCAATGGCATATACGCTTACTGGTTATGATGGTCGTGGAGTGGCTCGTCCGCTCCAGAATATTGGACAGTTTGTCCCGCTCGTGGCCTTCAAGGTCACGATCTCCGGCACAGTCACCTCGCAGGCGATCAAGGTGCCCGGTCTGTCCGCTATTCACGGCGCAATCGTGCAGGTTATCGACACCAATGGCGATGTCGCGACTGCTGATGCTGACATTTCGTGGAGTGGCAACACCCTCACGATCGCAGACGGCGGTGCGACGTTCAATTTGGACGCTTCCGGTCACAGCATCTACGTGATCGCTTGGGGCAAGCCGAGAGCCTAGAGATCAACCCATTGACGCTCCATCGCGGGGGCTGTGAGGCCCCCGCTAGATGTCAAGTGGAGGGCGGCAATGTAAGCAGCTAGGGGCTGTGTAAGGAGCAAGGAAAAGTGCAAAATGTCTAACTTCAACAGAACCGAGTGGAACATTCAGTTGTTCGACACTCTCAAAGGTCGTCCCATCGACGACGACACTGGCAAGTTCCAGGTCTATCAGGCCGGCACGCCAGTGCGCCAGAGCATCTACAATGCGGCTGGTACGCAGCTCACGCAGGAGGTTGTGGGAACGTCCTTTATTTCACGTACCATGACCGATGGTCGTCTGCGCTTCTTCGCCAATGCGACCGCTACCGCGCTGGACATCTCTGTCCTCACCGCGCAGGGCCGAGCCTACTTCTTGAAGTCGGTCCAACCTTCGCAGCATCGCATCGACGTGAATCCGCATGTCGGGACCTTCACCCTCGTCGCTGCCTTCAACGACAGGGCGTCCTGCACGACCGTGCGTCCGATTGGTTTTGCTCTCAAGAAGGGCATGCTCATTCAGGATGTGCGCGTCAAAATCACCGCTGCCTTCGCCGGTGCTGCGGCTGCGTCTAACAGATACAGCTTCGGGCGTTCCGGTGATGCTGACGGCTTCATCGCGCAAGTTACCTGCTCGTCTACCGGGTTCAAGAGCACCTGGCCGGACGTGTCGACGACTGGCGTTGTGACGACCAACCGTTATGGAGCGGATCTTTCCGACTTCCATGCGTCAAGCACTGGTGGCGTAGATTACTACGTTCGCAAGTTCTATATCGCTGGCACCGCGACCAACCTCGTGGCCAAACGGCAAACGGCTGCAACCTTGACTCACAGCTTCACCAACACTGGTGTGAGCGGCGCGGGTAAGGGCTACGTGTACTATATCTACACGTTGCTGCCGACCGAAGCGACTTAGGCTTCATGACTTAGGGGTGTATAGTTGACCCTCAAGGCGGGTGCAAAGCCCGCCCATTTTTTCCTGGGAGGGAACATGACAGAAGCACAAGACAAGTTCAGACAGATGGATGCTGCCCTTAGCGCATTTGCCCACATGTCGGTCAAGAAGAAGATCGCTGATGGCACTTATCCGCTGGAGCCAACACGCTGTGTGTGCGGGGCCGATGACGACCAAGAGATCAAGACCATCGATCGCGACGGTCTGCCCCATAGGGTTGTGGTTTGCAAGTTCTGCGCTATTGCACGCGCCAACCCACGTATGACTCGTGAAGCCTACGCCAGTTTCTACAACAACGAGTATCGGGAGTTCACATACCGCTGGCTCGCCAAGCAACCGTCTGACATGCAAGAGAAGTGGCAAGGCATCCATGCTGCCGAATATGCACATGGCGTAGCCCTGGGCAAGAAACTCGTTGACGAGGCCATCGACCACCCAAAAGTGGTTGTCGATTTTGGTTGTTTTCGTGGTGGCATGCTCGACTACTTCAAGGACAACGGGGCTGAGGAGACCTGGGGTATCGAGTTCAATGCGGAAGCGCGTGCTGCCTGCGAGGCTCGCGGACATCGCATGGTTGCCAGCGTAGATGAGCTTGTGGAGAAGGGCGTGCAAGCTGACCTCATTGTCATGCAGGATGTCATCGAACATCTCATGGACTTTGATGATGTCTTCAAGTTGCGCTTAGCACTCAAGCCTGAAGGTTATCTCTACGTAGACACGCCTGGTCTCTTCCGGCGTGACCCCGAATCCTACTGGCAAGTTGCTCATACGTGGTATTTTGTTGGCAGCACGTTGCACTTCTTGATGGATGCACTAGGCTGGGCACCAACCTACATCGACGAAGAAATCGCGTCCTTCTGGCAGTGGCGTGGTATTCCCAAGCACCCGATGGAGCCGCCTAGCGAGTGGGCCGAGTATATCATCGACGAAGCTGCTGGCAAAGAAGAACGCAAGCTGCCCTCTTTCCGTGGTATTTGCAAGTTCACGAAGAAGCTGCTCTATGGCAACATGGATAGCAACTACCACAAAGGCATACCAGACATTCACGCGATCACGAACAAGTATAAAGGCCCTATCATCGTGCTTGGTGGTGGTCCCTCCGTGGATGGGCAAGTTGAAGCATTGTGCGATTTAATGCAGCAAGGCGTACCTCTCATCACCATTGCACGCATGTATCCCTGGTGCCTTGACCACGGCATCACACCAGACTACGTGGTGAGTCTGGACTGCTCTGAGGAGCAGGAAAAGGGCTTTGAACATATCTGTTATGACACTACGCATCTCGTTGCAGGTGTCACACGCCCTGAAGTCGTGGATAAAATCAAAGACGCAGGCGCCCCCATCTATCTCTTCGACGCACGTGACGATCGCAAAATCAAGACGATGCGCCGGGATGCAGGCTATGAGGTCTGCACTGTTATCAATAGTGGTGGCACCGTGGTGTTGACGTGCATCAATGCTGCGCTCACGCTGGGCTACAACGATCTGCACATCTTTGGCTTCGACCTCATGTTCCCGAACCTAGAGCACACACATGCCACAGGCATCGCAGGCAGGAGCGTCGACCAAAACATCCTGACTGTGAATATAGGTGGTCAAGACTACCTGACTTCACCATCTTTCATCGAGTTTGCTCGTCAGGCGCTTGATGTGTTTGGTGCGGGCCATGAACTTGGTATGCTCAAGAGCGTCAAGTTCTATGGCGAGTCCATCATCACCAAGATGTGGGACTGCACGTGGCATGAGGAAGGGACCGGTTTGCAACCAGCGGAAGGGGTAGGGGTGGCTGATGGAACAACTGCCGCAAGTTAGGTCACGTTGCAAGTACACGCCGGAAGAGTTGACACACCATATCGTGCGCAACTACAAGCAGGGCCTGACTGATCTCTACGCCCTGCAAGGCGAGTATGACGGCTCCTGTGTCATCGTGAACGCTGGGCCATCCATCGACTATAAGTGGGCGCAGGTGCTCAAGCTGTGCAAAGGGGCGAAGATGCCGTTACTGGCTATCTCGCGCATGTATCCGACGCTTGGCTGGCGTGGCCTCAAGCCCGGTTTTGTGGTGTCAATGGACCCAAGTCCTGACCAGGAAGCTGGCTTCACTGACATCAAGCCGTACACCAAACATATCATGGCTGCGTGCTCCAATGCGGACATCGTGGCTAAACTGGTGCGAGAGCAGGCCGAGTGCTACATCTTCGACAGCTTCACTGACCCGGCTGTGCAAGACTATCGGTTGAAGGCCGGCTACCGTGTGGCAACAGTCATCAACTCTGGCGGTTCTGTCTCCGTGGCGGCACTGGGCATTGCGATGCAGCTTGGTTTCAAGGATTTGCACATTTTCGGGTTCGACTGCATGGTGCCCACACCGGACGTGCATCATGCGGCATCTGTGTCGGGCGAGTCCACGGTCGAGCAATTTTTCACGTTGCCCCTGGGCACAGAGGAAGTGACCACATGCGCACCCTATGTGGAGTTTGCGCAGGAGGCGATCGACCTCCTCAAAGCCGGCATGGCTGCTGGCCTGCTCAAGAGCTGGCACTGCTACGGCAACAGTCTTATCAACAAGCTATGGGATGGAGGGTCTCATGAGTGAGTTCAGGTTTCCGTCGTCGACGTTTGTGATCGCTGAGATCGGCATCAACCATAATGGCAGCATGGAGATGGCTATGAAGCTCATCGACGCTGCTGCTCAGGCCGGCGCTGACGCTGTCAAGTTCCAGAAGAAGACGCCACGTTTGTCTCTGCCGCCCGCTCTGTGGGACCAAGTACGCGACACCCCTTGGGGCCAGCGCATGACCTACATCGAGTATCGGGAGCGCATGGAGTTCAGTGGCAAGCAACTGGCCGAACTGAAACGTTATGCTGAGGAAGCGTGTAATCTCCATTTCTCCGCAAGTGCGTGGGACCAGAACGCTGCGAACACGCTGTCAGAACTGGACCTGCCATTCTACAAGATCGCGTCTGCCTCGCTGACGGATGTGGACCTCGTGCGCCATATCGGGCAGTTCGGTAAGCCGGTCGTGCTGAGCACTGGCATGTCCACGTTGACAGAGATCAACCGGGCCGTGAGTATCTTGCGACCTCTCGTGCCCGCCCTTGGCATCCTGGTCTGCACGTCTGCCTATCCGACCAAGCCGGAAGACATCAACCTAGAGCGCATCCATACGATGCAGGGTCTCTATCCTTTCGCGGAAGTAGGCTATAGCGGACACGAGGCTGGTCTCTGGATGACGCTCTGCGCTGTCGCAATGGGCGCCCGCATCATCGAACGTCACATCACGTTGGACCGCACGATGCCCGGCACTGACCAGGCTGCGTCGGTCGAGCCTCGCGGTTTCGAGTTGCTCGTGCGCGAGATCCGGCAGTTCGAAAAGGCGCGTGGGTCGGGCGAGATCCGCTTGCTGGACTGCGACCTGCCGTCTATCAAGAGGTTGAGAGTCTGATGGCCACTGTCGCCATCATCCAACAGCGCTTCGGCAACACCCGCCTGCCTGGTAAGGGCGCGATGGACATCAAGGGTTATCCGCTCACCTGGCACGTCATCAACCGCGTGAAGATGGCCAAGAAGGTTGACGCCGTGGTGCTTGCGGTCCCAAATGAGGGCGAACATACACGCATATGGGCGCATATTGCAGCGGCACATACAGTGCCCATATTCATCTACGGAGGCAACCCCAATGACCTTGTGGCACGCTACGTTGCTGCCTCCAAGATCATACAGAATACGAAGACTGTCGTGCGCGTGCCAGCTGACAACCCCTGCGTGGACCCGCGCGAAATCGACCACATCATCGAGCGTTATGAGGACCTCCCCAAGCCTGTAGGCATGTGGCTGACCACCAACTTAGACCAGAACGTCTTGGGCAATGGTTATCCTGGTGGGCTGGGCGCTGAGGTCTACGATCCTTGGTTCCTACACTGGTTGCATGCCAACGTGGAGGAGCCTGAACTGCGCGAGCATCCCCACAAGTGGGCATTCAAGAATGCACGCATCCATACCGTGTTTGCGACCAAGAACCTGCGCGCCCCCGAACTGAAGTTTTCTGTCGACACGCAGGCTGACTTGGACTTCATCCGTGCTATCTACCCTGACGACTTTACTTTTTCCGCGAAGGAGATCATATGGCGGGCCAAGACCCACTTCAATATGGCGAACAAATTGGACAGTCCCTCCCAGGCGTAGGCATCTTGCAGATGCTGCGTGGGCTGGGTCAACGTTTACCTGAGACCGCACAGGGCGGACTGCAAGCTGCGATGGAAGCGCTAGGACTGCGTCAAGCACCGCCTGCTCCCACGTTCACGCGCCCAGGCTACAGCCCTATGCCTACGCCACGTGATGCGCAGGGAAGACCACTACCCATCGACCCGAATACAGGTCGTCCTATTGGGATGTAAGGAGACCACATGGCCACAACCGTTATAGATATTGCTACGCCTTCTGGTCTCAAGAAGTTCCGCGAGACCGACCTGGCTGAGACCAAGACCGCCGTTGACGCCACATCTGGCACGCTGCACAACATCGTTGTCGACAACACGGCCAACGCCGCCGTTACCTACCTCAAGTTGTGGGACGCTGCAAGTGGTGACGTGACAGTCGGTACAACTGCGCCGGACTGGTGCTTCAAGATTGCTGCGGGCGTGAAAAAGACCATCGTCCTGCATGATGGTGAGGCGTATTCGACCGCGCTCACAGCGTCCTGCGTCACCACAGCGGGCACTGCTGGTACGACTGGTCCCACAAGCAACGTGATCGTCGAGATCCTATTCGAGACATAAGAGGGCGCTTTGTCAGCACCCACCAATTTCAGAGTCGAGGCTGTAGCCAACGGCACTACACGTCTGCGCTGGACCAACAACAGTGGTACTACCGGGCAAATCGGCATTTACCGTAGTACGACTAGCAGCGTGTCTGGTTTCAGTTTACTGACGACCGTTGTTTCGGCAACGGAGACATACTACGACACAGAGCTTGCCGAACAAACTCGCTACTGGTACAAAGCGACGGATGATGGCGGCACCACGTTTAGCGACGTGGTGAACGTCACCACCTACATCATCAAGCCTGACGCCGGTATCGTCAATATGACACCGCTGGCGATCTTGTCGAACAACCCGCAAGACATGTATGCAGAGCTGTCGCAGCAAATCCAGGCGTTAGAGAACAAGAACACGCTGAGCAAGACGCCTTGCGATGTCTGCCTAGTTAATGGCGCCATCGTGCTGGATTGTTCGAAGGGTTGCAACTGGTTCCGCGTTGTAATGGACGGCGACATCAACTCCATAAGCGTGATCGGCTGCGAAGAGTGCCCGCCATGTGACTTTATCATTCCTCCAAATGAGACCTACAGCATCTGTGGCTGGCCTGTTGGTTGTGAATATACCTGGGACGAATGCTACGATGCCCCACTGCTAGGTGGGCTTGGTGGGCGCACTGCCAAGACCAATGGCCTCAGCTATGGTGGTTATGGTTCTCCAGGTGGTGGAGCTGGTCCAGACACACAGTGCTGCCCATGTCCCACAGTAGATCGCATCGCGGCTGGTGATTTCCTACGCATCGTGTGTTGCGAAGACGATGGCGACTGTAGCATGGAATGCGCAGAGACATTTCAAATCCGCGCTTGTGGTGGTATGGGTCCATATACGTGGAGCAAAAGTGGCAACGTCTCCCTGAGCAGTACCTCTGGCGCTTGCATCACGGTGACATCCACGCAAAGTCAGTCTGGCAATGGGTGGGGGTCTGGTCCAGTGAATGTTCCTGCCTACGCCACTGATCCTCAAATCCTTGTCATCGAGTACAGTCTTCAGGGTGGTGGTGCTACGTGCGACAGCTCAGGCGGTAGGTTTACGACTGTTCGTATTCATGGTCCCATCGTAGCTAACTTTTGGGATTGCAATGGGACCTTCCTGTACGGTGGCTTAGCTGGGCTGGCCTGCCTCAGCGGATCAAACGTGCAAACCACGTACAGCCCCACATGCAGTGGAGCAAGTGGTGTTGTGAATTCGTGTGGTGGCGGACTCGTTACAATCGACGGTCCTAAAGATGGCACAGACATTGAAATGATCTTCACGCTGACACCACAAAACAGTGCTGGGTCTTCATACAGTGGTAACTTGAGCGTGCCAATTACGCCTTTCCCTGGTCAATACTATCAGTTCGATGACCCTGGCCCCATCGATATACGCACAGAACAAATGATCGCGTCCGGCACATGCCCCTTCGGCGGTGGTGGTGGTTCCTGCACACAAGGAACAACCACTGTGACCGTCACTGATGCTGCCGGCGTGTCTGCTACCGTGGTGTTGGCATGAGTTGTATCACATTTAAGAACGCAGCGACTGGCGCTGAACGCAAGGTGGAAGTCGCGATCGGCCAGAGCGTGCTGCATGGCGTTGGTGAAGTCATCGTGAGCGTCGATCGTAAATGTGGCCCACAGAAAAGCGTACCACAACAGGGGGCGAATCGCGCGTCTTTCGAACTGTTGCAGGAACTGGACAAGGAGCTGGGTGGTGGTGCGGGCGACTGGATCAAGACCCTCGTCAATCCCTTTGCCAAGATGATCGGCAAGAAGTCCTGCACGACCTGCGAAGCTCGCAGGCTTGCGACGAACGCTTACGGCAAGTTGAAGGTCAAGTACGGACAGGCACAAGCGCTCTCGATGATACGTGAGTTGTGGCAAATGTCCATGACGCAGCCGGGAGACAAGGTGCTGGAGAAGCTGAAAGGGTATTTAGATGGCAACGGTTGAGGCGCCACGCAACTATGTGGGCGCGACGGTGTGGGAAGCTGACCTGCTGGAAGCACAGGAAGGTAACACCGATGGCGAATGGGTGTGCTGCGCTGGTGTGCTGCCGATAAGCATCGACATCAACGGCATATCAGGCGACAGTGTGGTCCTACACGGCTCCAACGCCAAGGACAAGCCTGCTGCCTCAAGCGCTGGTCATGCGCTTAACTCGACCTTCACGCAGGATACTCTGGCCGGCATGACCATCCCTATCAAGTGGATCAAAGCCAGTGTGACAAACTGGATCGCAGGCAGTATCAACGTGCGCGCTTTCGGGTGTTATCAGAAATGAGCGTTGACATAATTCTATACTGTGATGAAGGAAAGCACGAGTTCACGAAGCAGTTTCTCGATCCGGTGGACTGGCAAGTTGTGAATGCGTGGCTCAATACCAAGCAGCCCTGCTGCGACGAGCACCAACAAGTTTACTGGTACGACGAATGATCGAGATCGGCACAGAACGCATAGCCCTCCAGAACCGCATATGGATCGACGGCTGGATGAAGTTGAAGGGCCAGGAAGTAGCCATCACCGATGCCTCGGTTCCCACTGGCTACGGGCATCTCTACGTCAAGGACTATGACGGCGACGGCAATATGCACCTCGTCTTCAAGGACGATGATGACATTGAGTATGACCTCTGCCATCAGGGCGGCGACACGACCACGATCATCGATCAGTCTGTTATCAACAACATCATCAACAACTTCATCACGCAGATCGTCAACAATGTCAACTCGCCCACCACGGCGGGACATCTACATGGGCTGGTGAGGTTACGGGCGGACGGTGTTGTCACGACTTTCTACATGTGGGACTACATGGAGTATCTGGATATCACCACAGATGACGGCGCGATCGTTGATCCCACGCTCTATACCATTGCGTCGACGCGAGATAGCGTCACTTTCGACGTGGCTCCTGGCGACAACTCTATTCTAACCTTTAACTACGTGATTGCAAGGATGTGACATGGCCAACACAGCTCTTAACCGCACGCTTGCCACGCTGAGCACCAACAAATCTGGTGGGGCTGTGGCGTTTGGCGACGTGGTGGTCATTGATCTCACGACAGATTCCAGCTTTACGACGACTGCGGTCTTGGGCTATACGGGTGGTATTGTGGGCGTGGTGCTGGAACCGGATGGCATCGCAGGTGACGCCCTGGGTATGGTCGCTTATGGTGGTTGGGTCCCGCAAATCAACCTCTCGGCAGCCGGTACTTGGGGCGATCTTGTTAGGACCTCTGGCACGGCCAAGATCGGCGTGCGACACGCGGCCCCTGTTCTAACCGGTGACTTTGCTGTTGTGTGGGGCGACCAGGATGACCCGCCTGCGCAGATCGTACAGCCCCTGCCCGTAGGCATCGGCATAGACACGTTCCTTGG